ATGAATGATCGGAAGCCGCGCCCCCGCCACGACCCCAACGCGGGCACCGCAGTCATGAGTGCGAGTCAGGAGTTCCGCGACGGCGCTGCGACCGAGTACGGCGGCCGCGTCTACATGGCGGGCACCACCGCGCCAGATGTCGATGTTCGGAGCCACTAAATCCAAACGCTCTACTTATGATGAGGCCGTGCGAAGGGCGCGGCCTCATCCAGTTAATGAGGAGTACACATGCTGAATGAGGCATGGATCGCCGAAGTCGATGGCTTCTTGGCGCACCAGAAGGCGGGAGGCAAGCCCGAGACGACACGTCGGGCTCGCCGTGACCACCTTTATCACCTTGCCCGTCGTCTCGACGTGAAGACCCCGTGGGGCGTCGTGGGCGAAGACCTGATCGCATACGTCGGGAAGCAAGAGTGGGCGAAGGAGACGCGCCGGTCCCGCCGCGCGACCTTCCTCGCGTTTTGGCGGTGGGGAGTCGCGACGGGGCGGTGCGAGTCGGTGGTCGCGGAAGTGCTCCCGATAGTCCGCGCCACGCCCCCGCGTCCACGTCCTGCTCCGGATGCGGTCTATCGGGAAGCGCTGCTGCGCGCGCCCGCCCGTGAAACGCTGATGCTACGGATGGCTGCGGAGATGGGGCTGCGCCGGTCGGAAGTCGCCCAGGCGCACACGCGCGATCTGCTCGATGACTTGGTTGGGTGGTCCCTCGTAGTCCACGGGAAGGGCGATAAGGAGCGTGTAGTGCCGGTGCCCGGTTCACTCGCGCGTGCCATCCAAGACCTTCCGAGCGGATATCTGTTCCCCGGCGATTGGGGGCCGGGACATCTGTCCCCCGCCTACGTGGGCAAGCGCATCCGCAATTTGATGCCGGATGGCTGGACGATGCACACCCTGCGCCACCGGTTCGGCACGCGGGCGTATGCACTTCGAAGTGACCTGCTTCTCGTGCAGGAGCTACTGGGACATGCTTCGCCTTCGACGACAAGGCGATATGTTGAGCTTGATCGCAAGAGGATGCGATCGCTCGTGGAAGACCTGGAGGCCGCTGATGTCCGCTACGCCAATGCCTGACGGATCACGCAGAGCCACCCTCGCCGAACGCGTCGCGTGGGTCATCGTGTGTGGCGGCCTCGTGTTGTTCTTCGTTGCTCTCGTCGTGTTCGGCAATAGCTCCGACGAGCCCGACGCCCCGACCGTGTGGATGGTCGTTGGCGGCGGGCTCGCGGCTGTTGCGCTCATCCCGGCGCTACTGCTGACCGGTGTCCGTCAGCTGTTCCCGCTCGGCGCGGAGTTGCGCACGGGTGACCACGGTCGGGACAGCGCCGGTCTCGACGTCTCGTAGCGCCTCCGGGGCGTGCTCAGCGAGCGCGCCCCGGAGTACCGCAATCTCCTCGTCCTTGCGAGAGAGTGTCCCGTTGGTGTTCGCCTTGATTGTCGCAATCTCCTTGTTCTGCTGCGCTTGCATCGTTGCCAAGCCGCCGAAACCAGCGAGCAGCGTGAGCAGCGTGAACAAGAAGTTCATGAGCGTGGCTGTCGCGTCGGGCTTGACGATGAGCAGCAACACCACGCCGATCAGGCCGAGACCCGCGAGGATCGAGATGATGAGGAAGATGGTTTGCTTGTTCATATGATTCTCCGGGGTCTACTTGTTGGGCGCGCCCATATAGGCGCAGAGGAAGTTGAATGTGTCCCAGGAGACCTCGGGCACCTTTGCGAGCTCGGGGAGCGGCATGAGGTCGGTCGCTCCGATGTTGCGGAGGAACGCGACCTGATCGCGGAATGTGTTGTACTCGTCGGGCTTGGTGAAGTTCGTTTTGCCTCCGGTGCGGAGGTGCACAACGATCCCGTTTGGTGCGGAGACGATGGCCTCGGCCATGATGATTCCTTCCTGTGCGCCTGCACTGCCGGTGGCGGCGGCGGGGAGTGCGCGGACGATGGGGTAATTGCGGATGTTGGGCAGTTCGAAGTGCCAGGGCTCGTACTTGTAGGGACGGATGAGTCCGGCGTTTTCGAGGCGGCGGACCCGTTCGGGTGTGGGGGTGATGTCGAGTGCGCCGAAGCGGACGTGTGCGAGGCGCTGCGATTCGTCGTCGGGGTTGTCGGCGGGGTTGAAGCCGGGGAGCCGGTCCGCCCATCCGTCCCAGAAGTACTTCTGCAGGCCGTAGAGGCGTCCCGCGCCGCCGTCGTTCACGGGCGGCGATCCGGCTTCGATCCACGCTTCGACGAGGACGCGACGGCCCCACTTTCCCGGTTGCCCGGGCAGCGGGATGATGTCCAGCGCGCTCATCGTCCCTCCAGGGCGTCGAGGCGCTGCGCGAGGAGGTCCACAGCCTGGTGCAGCTGCGCGCACTGCGCCATGAGAAGGGCGATGAAGTCGATGCTGTCGGGCTGGTCGGTCACCGTGGTGTTGCCGTCGGCATCGGTGTCGTAGGTGTAGACGACGAACGGTTCCTGGTCGGGGTGCTCGGCCAGGCGCTCGGCGATGTAGCCGTACCTCCAGGAGCCATCACCGTGGCGCATCTGGTACCGGCTGAGCGTCGGCCAGATGTCGCCGAGGCTGGCCGGGTCGATCGCGCTGATGTACTTCTTGTAGCGCTCGGAGGATGCGTTCTTCGCGAGCCGCCCGTCACCGTTGATGTACGCGACCGCGTAGCCGGACGTGGCCGGCGTCGCGTTCGGCACGATCACGTGACCGCCCACCGACATGTTCGCACCGGTGTAGATCGTCTGCGCGGTCGCCCACTGTCCACTCGCCTCACCGAACCGCATCCCACCGTTGTCGAGCGACGTGTGCGTGTGAGCCGACGGCGGGAAGGTGGAGGGCTTGCCGCTGATCGATCCCCAGGTGAGCGAGATGGCGGCGACCTTCGTGTCGGTGTAGTTCTTCGCTGCGGTGAGCGCTGCGGCGCACTTGGACACGATGTAGTCGCGGGTCTTGTTGATCGCGAGCCACCCGGTGCGGCGGTCTTCGGTGCCGTCCAGGACGCTCATGCCGTCGGCGGCGGCGGTGGTTCCTTCGTTGCCTACGTAGGACTCGGGCATTAGATCACCTCGTTCTTCCATGTCCCGCCCACGGGCGAGTCGGTCCAGCGCTCACCGGCCGGGATGAGGATCCAGGCGGCGGCGGGTGTGTCGGTCGTGCGTGACGTCACGGTCACGGTGTCTGTGTCGAAGTCGAACCGCACCGATTCAGCGATGCCGGTTTGGATCGGTGTGCCCTCCAGGAGCACGCTGAGGGTCTGGTCGGTGCGTTCGGTCCAGGTGGGTATCGCGGACGCGCTGACGGTGCGCCCGCGGCCCTGCGCGCGGCGCACGATGCTCTCCGCACGCCCAGGACCGGGATACGGGGTATCGGGCACTTCGACCTGGATCACCTTCGTGGGATTCGCGGTGAGCGCGAACGCATCGATACGCCGCTGCTCGATGCCGTCGCGATCGGTCCAGACGTACTCGTACACGGCACCGTCGAACCAGGCGTCATCCTCGCGGCTGAGGGTTTCGTCGGCGGTCTCGATGTTCACCGCGTGCCGGTAGGTCTGGTTCCCGTCCGCGCGGTAGTCGCTGTTGCGGAGCGTCCACCGTCGCATCTCGTCGCACACGAGCCGGAGTCCTGCGGCCTTGAGTAGAGGCTCCAGGAATGCCATTCCGGAGACCCCGGCACGCCATACCAGCGACTCGGGCGGGCGCTCGACAGCCGGGGTACGCGACGACGACGAGGCGTGCGCCGCCGCCGACCATGCGAAGTCATACGTCACGGTGTCGGCTGTCGCGCCGTCGAAGTACGGCACAACCTCATTGCCCTCGTAGAACATCACCGCATCTACGTACGGCTGCTGGCCCGCTGCGGTGGCCTGGTACCCGAAGTGCACGCTCGCGCTCGTCGCGGCGACAGGCGCTTTCGCGATCACGAACGGGCGGCTCCACGCAGACCCCGACACGGCGAGATTCGCGCCGGTCACCTGCGCGATCGTCACGCCCTGCTGATCCTTGAAGTGCACGCGGGCGTGCACGGTCGAGGCGGCGCTACAGATCATGTGACCGGCGAGTACGTACCAGCGGCCCCCGGTGACGCGGATACCCGACGCGGCCGCATAGTCGGCGTAGCTGATCCCTGCGGCGTTCGTCGTCCACCTCAGACCGAACCCGGACGGCGGATCGAACGTCACCGGCTGACGCGACACCGCCGAAGCGTTCGTGCCCGCCGTCCACCCGTCCGCGTTGACCTCAATCGACGGATTCGTGACGAGGTTCGTGATCGGCCAGTAGGCCGTCACGTTGGCGTCCTCCGTGCCGGATGCGAGCATGAAGTCCCGGTACGGGCCGAGCCTGCTGGTCTGCTCCGTCACGAACCCTGTCGCGTCCAGACGCCCACCCACGGGGATCGTGCCGGTGATGCGGAAGATGGGGACCACGCGCACCGCGCCAGGCAACCGTGCCACCGTCGCCGACACCCGCGTGAACTGCCCGGACGTGACGGTCGCAACCACATCGGACGTGCCGAGCGACGTTCCGCCCGCGTCGAGCTGCTGCACATAGACCCGCCCGACAGGCGCGGTGATCGACGACGGGCGCACCCACGCCGAGACCGTGATCGCGGTGCCCAGCGGTGCCACCAGGAGGTTATTCGTCGCGGTGCCACGGACGTCAATGTAGGTGCTCGCCGTGGTCGCCTGAGCGCGCAGGAAGGTATCGATGCCCTCGCCACCGACGTTCAGACCGACAGTCGTCGTGGGGGTGAGCGTCGGGCTTCCCGAACCGGACTGGGACGCCGCCCACACCGCGGCCGATGTGCCGCGCGGACCCTGCGCCCGGTTCGGTGCGAGCCCACCCACACGGCCGAGAACGTAGTCACAGACCGCCCGCAACGATGCCTGATACGTCCGCGGCGTGCCATCATCCACGAGCTGCGCGAAGTCCCCCAGGAGCGCCTCATCCGACGCGAGAGTGATCGTCACCGTCGACCCGGCCCTGTCCGGCTTCGCGATACGGATACCAAGGTCAAAGGATCGATTCCGCGTGGCATCCGCGAGCACGGCGTCCACATCGATCACGACGCGGCGCGAGTCTCGCGGGTCGAGCTTCGTCAGGAGCATCGGGTCTTTCACCGCGATAGTGATCTCGCCCTCGACGTGCGGGATGCGCGATGCGTCGAGGCCCACGCCGCCCGTGCTCCCCTCGTCGAGCGACAGGCTGATATCGCCCGCCACGTCCAAGACGCGGGCGGTGTAGATCGGCTTGGATACGGAGGTCATGACTGGACCTCGTGGAACGGAACCGAAACCGTCCACACCGAGCGCGTCTCGTCATCGAGGCCCATCGAAATGGAACCCCCGGCCACGACGAACGACATCCCCACCTCGGGAACGTCGGGATCGGTGAGGGTGAGCACCTGGGGCACGCGCAGGATCGCGAACGCGGCCCACGCCGCCGCGCGCGTTGCGAACACGAGCGAGAGGGTGCCAGTGCGCATTCCTGCCGGGCGCAACGTGATGTCCGGATCGGTGCGACCCATCACCGTGTGGACAATCGAGCGCGCTTCGCTCGAAGCTTCGTAGCCATCGACGACGGTAGGAACGATCGTTCCGGAGGCGTGCGTGATCGTGGTCATCGGTTCCACCCGTCCGGGGTCAGCACCTTGGTTCCGACCTTGAGCACGGTCCCGGAGATGCGACGTGCCGCCCGGTCCCATTCGCTGGTGTCCACACCCACCCGAACTGTCGAGTTCCCGTCCGGAATGCCGTAGATTTTCCGCTCGATGGCGTCCACGTTCTCAGTCGCTCGGCCCGTCTCGGCGTCGATGTAGATCTGCTTGCCATCCGGCAGTGTCACCACGGTGTCGCCGAACTCATCTACCGTTCGTGTCGCGCCCTCGGTTCGGTCCGCCAGGAGCCGCAGTGAAGTCGAGTAGACGTCGGCTTGCTCGGCTCCGGCGTTCATCTCTCCAGTGAGAGCGGACAATGACTCTCCCCCGACTGAGACGTCCTCTCGCATTGTGCGCATGTCGTGGCTGAGCCCTCGGATATCACCGCCCGTCTTCTCGAGGGCAGCAGCCACGGTCGTCTCCTTCTGCGCCAGGGACTCACGGGCCTCGGCCAATGCGTTAGTGTCGCCAGCCATAGCGAGCAAGGCGACGGACTCGGTTACTCCCCAGTCCTTCGCGTTCCGCTGCGCCGCGGCATACTGCTCTTCGTCGGTGATAATCGCCCGCGCTCTCTCCACGAGTTGCGACGCGTTGAGAATGCGTCCTCCTGCCTCCACGTAGGCATCGGCCCACTCTGCGGCGCGTTCACGAGACTCCTGCTCGGCTTCGTTCATCGCCTCGAAACCGGCGACGCCAAGCCCGATCCCGGCTGCCGCAAGTAGGCCCGCCGCCGCCCCTGCCGGGCCGAACCCGGCGAACGCGTTGGCGGCCACTTCCTGGAACATGTCCGCGATTGACTCGGCGCTACCGTCGAAGGATGCGGCGGCCTCCCGTGCGGTGCTGTTGGCTTCGTCCCTGAACTCCTCAGCGCCTTCCTTGGCATCGTCGAAGGATCGCCGCGAGGTTTCGCCGATGTTCTTTACTGCGTCATCGGCTTTCCCTGCTGCGCGCACCATGTCGCGGAACGACGCCTCCACCTTGTCGCCGGAGCGGCCACTGTCTCGGGCGAGGTCGTCGAGAGCTTCGCTGGTGTCGTCGAGCGCCTTGGAGAGGTCTTTGACATCACGTTGCGCGGCGCGCGTGTTGGCGGCGATATCGATGCTGAGGGCCATTACTCCTGTTTCCCTTCGAAGGCGGTGGCGATGGTGCGGACGGTGGTCTGCACCCAGAGGGCGGCGAGGCGGGGGATCATCTCGCGGGCGGCGGGAAAGAAGACGTAGCCGTTGCTGTTGCGCGGTTTGAGCGCACGCGTGGCGTGACGGGTGACCTTGTGCGGTCGACCCTTGGGTCCGCGTCGCTGGTAGCTGGTCTTGCGTTGCTGGTCAGCGCCGAACTCGATGGCCGGGTAGTCAGCCTTGGGGGCGAGCCCTCCGGAGAGAGCCCGCCCTTTCGAGGCTGACTGGATGCGGACGTTCTGATTCGAGACAGACACGACGGACGTGTCCACAATGACGCGGTGTTCGAGCCTGGTATCGGCACGTTCCGCAAGCGCCTTCTTCCACTCGGGGGCGGCGATGCGCTTCGTCTCCTGGCGGTTCATCTTCGCGATGGTGCGATCCAGGGCACGGATCGCGTAGATGGCCGCACGGAGTTCAGGTGACTCCTTGGCGTCGAGGCGCATCGTCGTCCCGCTCGTCCTACGCGGCGGCGATGGTCGGCTGTCCTTCGACACCCAGAGTGACGGAGGCCGTTGCCACCTGGTCAACCTGGCCACCGATGGAGCCGGGGGCGATGAAGGCAACGACGGTGATCGTAGGAGCCGTTCCAGTCGCCGCCTTCTTCGGCTTGAACTTGAACGTCTTGCGCTCACCAACGTGCTCGAAGAGATACGAACTGAGGCTGTTCGGGGTCGCCCAGTCCTGCGCATACGCGAGGAGCAACGCCCACTCGGGCGTCGTCGGGAATGCATGGGTGCTGGTCGGGGTCAGGCCTTTCCAGCGGGCGATGTTCGTCGAGGGGTCAAGCTGCACCTGAGATACGTGCGCCTCGTAGTTGTCCTCTTCGACCAGGAGTTCGCAGTCGTTGAGGATGATGGGGACAACGGGAGGGGTGGACATGTGGCTACTCCTTGGATGCGATGACGGTGAGAGGAATGTCGAAGGCGAGCCGCGCGCCGTACCCAACGGCGGTGGCCTGTTCGTGCGAGAACCGGGTGTCGAGGTAGTCGAGGGCGGCTGTCGTGATGTCGTCCAGCTGGTCCCCGGCGCGGTCGAGGTCGAGGTGTGGAGAGATGAGCGTGAGCAAGAGACCGACGTTGCGGTGAGACTGTGGAGCGGCTGGCGTCCGGTCGTAGCTCTTGGCGCGGATGAGCGCGGTGGGCTGCGTGATGTCGTCAAGCTCGCGTTCTGTGGCGATGACACGCAGTGCAGCGAGCGGAGGGATGTCGGCCCAGTCGGCGCCCAGCTGCGCTTCCACGTCCTTGCGCACGCTCATGCAATTGCCCCCAGAGCGCGTCGAGGACGGAGAAGCTGCTTTACCTGCCAGTCGAGCGGGAAGGCGCTGATGCCGTACCCGCCGCCGTCGAAGTCCCCGCCCGGGGCGGCCTTCGAGGAGTTGTAGGTGTTGCGCGCCTGGAGTGCCTGAGCGAGCCGCCAGCCGTCCGGGATGGAGGCTCCCTCAGCGAGGGCGGGAGCGTAGGCGAGGCAGGCTTCCTTCGCGGCATTCAGGTAGAGCGTTGCCGCGTCGTCGTTCATGGGGACATCCGGCCACAGGGTCGGAAGGTCCTCATCGTCGGCGGTGAGCCATTCAGCCATCGTCTACGCTCCCGTCTCTCAGGCCGCGACCGTGACGGAGCGGACGGCCTTGGCGTTGTTCGCCAGGGAGGCGTAGTAACCGAAGACCGCGATCTCGGTGGCCCCCTGGCCCGGGCGCACGCCGTCCACGCGGATGGGTGCCTCGCCGCCCAGCTGCCAGAAGGTGACGGCCTCCTTCGCGCCGACAATGACCTTGCCCGCGCCGACCGGGGCCGGCATGATCTTGAAGCCAGCCATGTCCCCTTCCTCCAGGCCGAAGCCCGCGTTGAGGAAGGCGAGCACGTCGTCCTTCGGGGTCAGCACGATGTCTCGCCACAGCTCGGGCGACACGAGGGAGTAGGCCGGGCGGTTCTCGCTGCCGATCACGTCGAGCGCGCCGTCCACGATGGCCGCGAGCCCCTTGGCGATGCCAGCGGGGACCGACCCCGGCGCGGTGGCCGTGGCTGCGCCCATGATGGCGGCAAGGCACTTCGCATCGGCCTTGCGCTTGTAATCGTCGCCCTGGTGGGTGACGTAGCTGGAGATGACCGCCTGGTCGTTGAAGTCGGTGTAGCGACGGTCGAGGGCGTGGCCCCCCGCGAGGCGAGCCGCGTTCACGTCCACCGGCTCGGTATCGAGTGCGTTGCTCGGAACATCGGTGACGTTGCCTGTGTAATCGCCGACCTCGGGGGACTTACCCTCCACCCAGCGCCATCCCTTCATCGTGTAGCTGGTCAGCGTCTCCTGAGTGACCAGCGGAATGAAGCGCTGCTGATAGGGCAGCTTGTCCCAGAGCTCGCCGAGGTAGCCGGTCTGCTGGGTATCGACTCCGATGGTGACAGCGCCAGGGCCGGAGTGCTGGAGGTTGGCGATGGCGAACAGGTCACCCGCTCCCGCGTAGGGGGCGAGGTCGTCGGGGTTGTTGCGCGCGAGGGCGGCGAACATGCCGTCGAGGGTCGGGCGGGGCGTGGCGGTGATGCCGTCGCCGGGGACGATGTTTCCCATGAGTGCTTCTTCCTTGTCGTTGTCTTCGCCCTCGGCCTTTTCGTCGGCTTCGGGCTCTTCGGTGATGGTGGTGACAGTGGTCGTGGTGCGGGTGATGCGCTTCTTGCCGTCGCCGAGGTCTTCGGCCTCCTCGGTGGTACTTGTGGTGGACTCCTCGCCCGTGCCGTCGCTGTTGGTCTGCGACCAGCTGGAGGACGATTCGGACTCGGCGGGCATGTCGTACCCGTGCACCGTCACGGTGTCGTCGGCGGCGAAGAGGGCGGCGGACGCAAAGGCACCTTCGGTCACGAGTGCAGCCCCCGTGAGGCGAGCGCGCACGGCCCGAGCGCCATCGCGCACCATGTCGGTGACTTCCGCCGAGAGCTTGCGCAGTGCGCCCGGCTTCGGCTTGCCGAACGCGTCGAGGTTGTCACGGATGTACGCATCGCCTTCGTCGGTGTCCGCGATCCGGAACTCCGAGTACACGCCCTCGGCACGCTTCTCCAGGAACGTGGCCCGGCCTACCGGATCGTGCCGGTTGTGGTGCCGGTTGAGCCCGACGACAGAGGCGTCACGCGGCAGGTCGATGTTGTCGGCGCCGAACTCAATGGGCTCGGCCCCCGACACGCTGGTCCGCGAACGCTCGCCGAACGGGAGCAGGATGCCGCGCAGGATGCGCGTGGCGGGGTCGTAGGAGAAGTCTCCGTGATCGGTCATGCAGCTGCCTCCTCAGGCGTCGTGGCGTCGGCACGATTGGTCGCGCCGTACGTGTCGTTCGGGGTCGCGGTGAGGTTCGAGCGGTTCAGGCGGATGACCTTCTTGGGATCGCCGGTCACGTCTTCCTGCGATAGGCGCGCTTCGAACGGGGCGATCCAGTACTCCAGGTCGTCGATGATCTGGTTCCGAGTGCCCTCCTGTGTGACGTACGTAAGCGAGGAGGTTGCGGTGGAGCCGTCGAGATACGACACCGGCAGATTCATCGCGTTGGCGATGTCGATGCGGGCGGCGTTGCGCCCTTTGTCGTACAGGTCGGCCTCAATCTCGCCGTATACTTCGAGTTCGAGGGAGGCCGGAAGGAAGCCGACTGCGCCGTTATCGCTGGTGCGTGCCGCCGCGAACGCCTCCACGTACTGCTGCGCCTCTTCCTGTTCCACGCCGTTGTCCTCCTTCTCGTGGAGGACTACGAGGGGGATTGGGTTGCGGACGCGGCCCACCCATGCGCGCTCCATGTAGCGCCAGCCTCGGATCGTGTCGCGGGCTTTGATGAGTAGCCCGTCATCCGGTCCGGCGAAGAGGATGACGCCGCGTTCGTCCGTGACCGGCTGCTGGTCGATGGATACTCCCGTGGGAGATGCGGTGTCGAATGTCCAGCGGTGGCGGGCGAGGCGTGCGGCGTCGATGATGGCTCCGGCCTCATCGCGCTCGACGAGCCACAGGGTCCATCCGGTGAACACGGTGTCGTCGAGTGACCACGCGAATCGGTGCCAGCACGTCTGCGTGGTGCGTGTTGCGGTGAGCCATGCGGGTTGCTGCTTGTCGGCAACGAACTCGCCGTCGATCATCTCGCCGAGCTCGAACACGAGGTCGGCGAGGCGGCCGACGATGACAGCACGCCCGCGACCGATGGGCTGCACGGCCATCGCCGTTTCGCGTGTCACGGCGTCCGCCGTGGTGGGGCCGTAGATGTCGGAGTAGACGAGAGCGGCCAGTTCGGGCGCGGGCGAGTAGGGCAGGATCGGCAATCCCGACAGCACGTTCGCTGCCGATGCGGGCGAGCCGAACAGGAAGCGCGAGAACCAGGACATGCGAGAAAGCTATCCACGATCTTTGTAGGTAGTCAACAAAGACCTGTGGATAACTTTGTAACTAGCTCATAATGATCGGGGCGAAGGACTTCCCTGCGGTGGGATCGGGGAGTTTGTAGAGCGCCGCCGCCGTGGCCTCCAGTGGCGTGATGTCGAACTCGGGATCGGCAACCGGGGTGCCGAAGAGGACAGCTTTACCAGACGTGCGCTTAACGGCTCCGGCTGCGGCCTTGTCCAAGGGCTCTTGTTCCCAGTGGCGCACGTCGCCGTGTCGTAGCCCATTGAGGAGCTTGGTGTGCGCGACACTCTTCTCCCCGAAGCGGATGAGTTGCGACTGGGGGCGGGGGCGGGCGTCCCGGTTGAGCTCCTGGATGATCGCCTTCTCCTGCGGAGAATCGTCATAGATGATCGGAAGGCGAAGCTGCTTCCAGTACTTCCAGAGGGTTGCAGCCATCCGGGCATTACCCTGCTGGTGGTGGATAATCTTGATGCCGATTCGCGGGGCGCTGTCGTCGTCACCGTCGAGCGCCCAAGCGGCGCGAGCGAGGTCGCCCGCATCGTCGGGCAGGTACCACGCCACAGCGATGGATGCCCAGAGCCCTCCGGGGTGGACGGCGAACGCGAGCGACAGCGGTGTGACTCCGGTGGGCACGGGGCCGCGTTCGGTGGTGTCGCTCCACTCGCCGCCGATGATGGTGTCATTGCCCGCCGCCTTGCCGAAGTGGCCGAGGTATTCCATCGAGAATCGCAACCAGCCGAGGATGGCGAAGTTACGGCGGATGGTGGCGAGGTTGGTGAGGCCGTCGAGTCCCGGGTGCAGTCGTTCGATGAGTTCACCGGCTCCGGCCTCCCACGTCTCCAGCTTCTTCTCATCCATGTCATCCGGCACGCCGTAGCGAATACGGCCCGCCGTGAGGTCGTGGAGGGTGGCCCAGAAGTGGGAACCGTCGCGATACTTACCCCCAGTACCGGCGTAGACGAGCTGCGCGCCGGGGCGGGTGTCGAAGGAGGGCACGACCGCGCCCACGATGTCATCCCACATCTCGGGCTCGGCCTCGCCGGACTCATCGAGCACGAGGATGTCATAGGCACCGGAGCGCACGTCATCGCCGTTGGGCGAGAGGATCGCAAGCTTGGACCCGTTGGAGAACTCAATGCCGAGGTTGCCGTTGCCTTCAGTGAGCTTCACGCCCATCGTTTTCTCGCGGTAGGTCTTGTCGCGCCACTTGCGGAGGATCGAGTCGCGCACGTCGAGCTTGAATCTTTCGCCCGCCTTCTTCGCGGTGGTGAGCATGGTGTAACCGGCCATGTAGACGGCGCGCATCCAGCACCGTCCGAGGAGGATGCACCACAGGCTCGTGGTCTTCGAGGAGCGGCGAGGTTCGAGGATCGCGTTGAGGAAGCTGGCCTCGTCGGGGCCGATGTCGTCCGGGTCGACGGGACCGCCTGTGCCGATTACGTCGGCGGTTCGGAGCATCTGCGGTTGGAGGTTTCCGAGGAGCCCCCCAGGGATGATGCGACGGGGAACGAGTTCGTTGATGATCCATGCGCCAACCAGGAACTCGGCGCGAGACTGGTAAGTGCTGTGCAGGGTGGATTCGTCCAGGGGGTCGCGGCCGGAATCGCGAAGCTCGTTCCACGCATCCTCTTGGAGTAGGGGATGTTCGAAGACCTCTTCGGGTAGCTCCACCCCTGCCCAGTCCTGGGGGGGGATTTCGCTGCCGGAGGCGGTAGTTGTGACGCCGCTACTCAAAGAAGCGGCGTCGGACTCTTCGAACGTTGGTGCGATCAGACTGGCCATGTTGTCTCTTGGTTGGTCGGCACGTTGATGTGTCGGCGTGCGTTGGTGATGGATGCTCCCTCTCGCCCTCCAGCTGCGCGGTTGCCGACGCACTGCCCCGTGCGGTGGCGGTGCTCGGGTGCAAGCTCGTTGAGTGCGGATGCCCGCGCGCCGGGCAGGTGCCCCACGTCGAAGGGCTGTCCGGGCGCGATGGGTCGGCGGCAGCGCCAGCATGCGACGGCCCGCCCTGCTCGGTGTGCGGCGTGCACGCGTGAGCGGATGACCGGCGCGTTGCGTCGGTACTCGGGTGTCTGGTGCTTGGCGCCCATCGGTCAGTGCCGCCCGTTGGCGAAGCGCCCGATGTAGATGGCACGGTCAGTGAGCATGTTCTCTGCCGCATTGATGAATGCGCGTGCAGCGTCCAGGTACTCCGGCCCGTCTTCGACAAGGCGCGTCCGTGCGCCGTCCAGTGTCCGTGCCGCGTCGTGAAGCGAGCGCGCGGTGTCCCGAAGCCCGAGCGTCTTGGCTTCGCCCCGGAGGTCGCGTGCTGAGTCCACGAGCGTGGTAAGGCGGTTGATGGTGGCTCGGCATGCGTGAGCCTCTGCCTTGGTTAGGGTCATCGGTCGAGCCCTTCCGGGCATACACCGCAGTCACACGGCCCTGTGTGCTCGTACGGTCGTGCGCACAGGTGGACGCGGTGGCCCGCGCGCTCGCTCGTGACCCACGCTCGGGCACACTCACCGCTGCTCGCCATCGAGACCGCATGCTCTGCCACGAGGACGGCACCAGCTGCGGCTTCGCGAGCGATGCGCTTGCGCTCGCGAAGGTCGAACGCGATCCAGAGAACCAGAATGGCGACGAAGAGAAGGGCGACCCACAGGGCCGGGAAGTTGTCTGGGGTGTTCATCTGCGTTGCTCCTTGGGCTGATACGTGGGGCCGAGAATCGCGCGAATCTCGGCGATGGTGGGCTGCTCGACGTGGTCGCGGTCTTGGCGTCCGTCTCGCCGGTGGTGCCCGCAACTGCACCAACCGGATTCGAGGTAGCGGTGCGGATCGGTCATACGACCAGAACCTCTTCGTTGGCTCTGGCCTCCGAGCGGGTGACCTGGTAGCCGAACGCCTCGACTCCGGCGTGGTCGCGGATGACCTGCACAGCGTCGAAGATCGTGGCTTCGGGATCGGTCAGCGTGACGTGGAAGTCGCGGTTCATGTCGTACATCCAGTAGTGCTTCGTCATCGTCTTTTCGCTTTCTCGCGCGTTCAGGTAGGTAGGGAGAGAGAGTTAGTTGAGTAAGAGGGTTCTAAGGGCGGTTCTTAGAGCGACAGCAGTTGTCACCCCTGGACGCCTGTTTCTGTCACCCCTGGATCGACCAGGGGTGACTTAGGTGTCACCCCTGGTTTCGAGGCCTCCCCCTCTCTCCTCCGTGTACCGAAGCGCCGTCGTCAGCACGTCGTAGACAGTGGGCCGGTAGCGGGGGTCTAGGTGCTCCACCCACCGCTGGTCGCCCTCGCGAATCAGGTCGCACGCGCGAAGCTCTTTGATGGCTCGCTGGACAGTGCGCTCGGAGCATTCGAGGCGTTCGGCAATGGTCGAGACATGCGGGTAGGCTCCGTAGCCCAGATCGTCCGCACGATCCGCCAACTGGAGGAGCACCCGGAACGGCGTACCGTTGCAGACGCTGAGTGGGAGGTTCGCCGCCCAGATGTACGCGTTCAAGCTCATGTGCCCATAATTTCGACATGCGCACAACACGCCGACGCATTGAGTGCGGCGTGTCGAGATATTGGGCGCGCTACACTGATCGCATGAGCATGACAGTCACATGGACCCTTGGTGAACTTCTCGCGAAGGCGCGCAAGGATGCGGGCCTCGATCAGACTCAGCTGGCGGCGGCGGTCGGCGTCGCCCGCAACTCGCTCTCCAATTACGAGACGGGACGCTCGATGCCGCAGTTCGACGTAACGGCCCGAATCGCGGCGGCGTGCGGCGTGAGTCTCGAATGGCTCGCGACGGGCGTTAACGCAGAAACGGCCTCCACCGAAGCGGAAGCCGTTCCTTCACTGTCTCAACACAGTGTGCGCCCGAAGGGACTCGAACCCCTAACCTTCTGATCCGTAGTCAGATGCTCTATCCATTGAGCTACGGGCGCCCGGCCCGCTCAGCGGGCCGTAGAACAGCCTACAACAGTCCCGACGCGAAAGCGAAACGAGGCCTCAGTCGTCGGCCGATGCGGCCTTCTGCTGCTTCTTCCGCCTCTTGGCCTTGGCTCTCTGCTCCGAGGAGAGCGCCTGCAGGTCGACGAGCCGAAGGGCCTGCATCCGGGCCTCGCGCATGCGGTTGTAGTCGGGATCCTGGTCGGGGCGCATCCCCTCGACACGCAGTCGACGGTCGAGGTTGTGGCGCACGTCGGCCCAGGCCGCGCTCCTCGCCTCCTCGACGATGGCGGCGAGCTGCTCCCGGTCCTGCATGATCTCGCGCAGACGCACGGCGACGCCGGTGGACTGCTTGGCCCGACGGCGGAGGTTGCGCACATCGCGATCGCGGTAGTCGTGCGTTCCCACCGGGTCGGAATGCCGGCCCCTCGCCCGCTTGCGCAGGGCGGTGACGGTGGCCGCGGCTTCTTCCGACTCCTCTGCCATGGCACGGAGCGCCTCACGCGCGTCGTCGATGTACTTGTCCATGTCGAACACGCCGTCCTCGGCGATGGTGCCGATGAGGATGTGGTTCTTGACGGCCAGGCGCGCGGCAGCGGTCGCGATCGCGACGCCTTCGGCGATGGCATCCGCTGTCCGTCCCAC